CACTTCCGAAAACGTTAAGGCCATCACAGATGATCATTCTCGTTTGAACACCGCGATTCTCTTGGAAAACCAAGAAACATGGTGCTTGAAAGAGAACTCAGCTGGAGCTGGAGGAGTTTTCGGTTCCGCTGGAAGCATGGGTCACGGAGGCGCAATGACGCCTGCGTCAGACTTTTATGCTAACGGTGATGCACGTCTTCCAAAGATTCTGATTCCGATGATTCGTCGTACATTCCCTGAACTTATCACTAATGAGATCGTAGGCGTCCAACCTATGAGTGGTCCAGTAGGCCTTGCTTTTGCAATGCGCTACAAATACGAAACTGATTCTTTAGGATCAACTGGTATTGACGGACACACTTCTGGGGTACAAACCACCGGTAACAACGGCCAACCTCGTCAAAATGACGAGAAAGAGGCTGGTTACCAAAGGTTAGACACTCGCTTCACAGGTGCATCCTCTGCAGAATTGGATTTCAAAGACGATAGTGGCAATGCCATTGACGGACTTGAGATGATTGCCAATGACGCAGGTATTGCAGCTAAACTCGCAGATTATGAACTTACTGGTAACATCCCACAGATGGTTGTCTCTTTTGAGAAGACCGCTGTTGAGGCTGGAACTCGTAGGCTCGCTGCTCGTTGGAGCGTTGAACTTGAACAAGACCTTAAGAACATGAACGGTATTGATATCGATACTGAATTGACAAACGCTATGTCGTATGAAATTCAGGCTGAGATTGACCGTGAAATGCTCATGAGAATGGTTCAAGTTGCCGCCACCGCTGGTAGTGGAAAAGGTGTTAGCACCTGGTCCCCAGCTAGTGCTGACGGACGTTGGATGGCTGAACGTAATCGTGATCTTTACGCCAAAATTATCGTCGAAGCAAATCGTATTGCGATTCGCAATCGTCGTGGAGCTGCTAACTTCTTAGTTGCTACTCCTCGCGTTTGTGCTATCTTGGAAATGCTCCCTGAGTTTCAGTGGATGCAAGTTCAAGGTAACGTCAATACCCAACCTGTTGGAATTGCTCGCGTCGGTAACCTAGGTGGAAGGTTCAACGTTTACCGCGATACACGTACAGAAGCTCAATTCGAAGATGGCTCGGCCAATGGTGGTCGTGACACTCGTATGGAGTACATTCTTTTAGGCTATAAAGGACCTGAGTTTTACGACACAGGTATCATCTATTGCCCGTACATCCCCGTGATGGTACAAAGAACTGTAGGTCCTAATGATTTTGCTCCACGTGTTGGATTGCTCACCAGATATGGTGTAGTAGACAACATCTTTGGTGCAGATCTTTATTACCACGTTATCGTAGTCAAGAATCTCGGTGATTCGTTCACACCCGGCACTCAGTCGGTGTACTTCGGATAATCGTAACGATGTTCAAAGAGTCGTTGAAATGATACATACGACGAGAAGTTTTTAAACTCACGGCCTGTCTATTGATTTAGACAGGCCGTTTTTGTTTACCACCACTCCAAAGCTCTTCCGTTGCCTACAATGATGAACAAACATGTGGTTACATGCAAGACAACCCATATGGTCCGCATGCATAACATGTACTTGTCAAATGGTTCAGTCTTGTCATCACTGTAAGATCCTAGCGAGTACATCCAAGCCTTGATCCACCGGCCTGTTTTATGCTTATTGTTTGCCGGTTTTGACATGCAACGAGTGATGATCGACTAACACTTTGTTGAGCATGCCCAGGTCGCTGACTCGAGTTGGATTTATGTCTATACCACCTCTACGTGCGTACAAACAGGTGACTGCCAGCCTGGATGGTTGTAACACATCATGCAATCGTTTGTAAACTGTCTCGCAAATCTCTTCATGGAAATGACACTCGTCTCTGAATGACACGATATATCTCAACAAACTCTCCGGAGTCACATGTTGATGCCCTTCTACATGCACCCATATATCACCCCAATCTGGTTGACTTGTCACCCGACAATTGCTCTTGAGCAGACCGCTATGATATTTAGTAGACACCGTGGTCGCACCCGCATGTGCTGACATCTCATCAATTTCCAACAACTCTGGTGTTTCACTATATGTGTCCACATTCATATCACTTAGTATCTCTTGGTCTATCAGATTCTCTAATGTCTTGTACCTGTCACCTTGAAACAACGGTTCTCCTGGGTCTTTGACGTGACTAGGAGCCACATGAACACACACGTGTGTTTCTAGCAGTTCAGATAGATCTTTCTCCGCTTGTGTGGTGATATACTCAAGCACACCAGCTGGTGTGTCTGCACATTTGTACATGTTGAAGGAGTTGAAGTACAGCTTTATGCTCTTGCTCTCAACAATATACTTGCTGTCACATGGGTACACACACTTGGCAATACCAGCCACTGGTAGACCACCAGTTGTCAATCCACTCACTTCATATGCATTCCACACATCAAATCCCTTGAATGGCAGTTTGTCATCATGTATGTTCAAGTGTTTTCTGTTGTTACTTCTAGGCTCTCTAACCAAAAGACTCTTATCATACTGATCTTTATATTGTGATGTCTGTCCCAAGTGAACAGAAATGTTACTATTGTCTAATACTGTGTTACTCATTTTAAAATTGTTTTCTTTATTGTTTGCATGCGATCGTCAACTGTGCCAGACAATCTAATCACTTTGCTTCTCCATGTGTCTCTACCAGGAGTTGACATGCTATGCGATAACAAGTCATTGTAAATGTTGATTATGTCATTTCGAAAATTTAAATTGACACTTCTCTCTCCATCATCTTCAATTGGTATGTCATCTGGTTCTGTATAAAATATCACGTCAATATATTTCCCTAACATGGTGAGCAGATTTCTAGAATAATCTAACACCCACTTGTCGACAAGGTTTTGAGAATGTAACCATTTTGTATAAACATAACCATCAAGTATACATCTGTCTAGAATCCACTTTTCATCACCACACACGGTGTGGTTTTTCAAATGTTCTTTCAATATGAACAACTGTGTCAAATTGTCACCATCCTCATTGATAGGAAAACCATCTCTCATCACTTTTCTGGTCACTTCATCAACAAAATTCCATTCATCTCTGTACACACCGTCACTACACTTGGTCCACTTCTCATCACACAGCAACTCTTTGCATAGCTTGAGCAAGGTTGTCTTGCCTGTGGATTGTGCTCCTGTGAAACCTATCAACATAATACAATTATAATATATATCTGATCAGAATGCTACACATCATCTCGGAAAGTTGTGTCTGTCTTGTGTTATCTGTTGAAATTGAATCTCTTCATCTGTTGGGTCCTCTCCTACACAACTGTTGTCTTCAACCCACATGGCACATAACATGTTCCACACGACAGCCGCTGCATGATCCTCATCATCCTCTCCTGCCCACCATGCATCTAGATGGCGATGAGCACAATCATAATACACACTCATGGGCATGCCCTTCATCCAGTTGTTCTCTCCATACTTTTCCGCGCCATCCAAGTACCTTTTCATCACCCGCTTCAATTCCTTTTGCGGTATTAGACTCATTCGAAGCTTGCCTTCTCCTGTGTCACGTTGTGCTCCTGTGTCAAACTGTCTGTTACTCGATGAATCTGTCATATTTTTTATTAAATGTTGATAACCCGCAATACATACCCACAGTGAAGGAGAACACACTTGACCAAATGAATGTTTCAACTGCGAAGAAAAGAGAAATGGCTATATTAACTAAACACATCAAGAATAGCAATCTGCCACTCGAGTTCAATTGCTCCCACGATCTCATGTAAATTTAATGTAACTCTCGCTAATAAGAAGAACAATAGACACATCCAATATCAGCAATGTTAGCAGGTGTTTATTTTGTATCATTAGTGTCTATGATCGCGTTAGCCAACACATCTCCCATGGATATTGTCTGTTTCAACACACGCTTAGATCCATTGACATCCACATGTTTGTGAGTGAGCCCTATGTTGAAATTGCTTACTTTGATGTTTATGTTGTGATCTAGCACGATGTGATGTTGGGTTTTAATCATCGACCCACAACCTGATAGACCCACTATCGTTAGAAGTGTGCTAATGACGGCGTTAATTATTTTCATTTGTTTAAGTTGTTAGTAGTTGTATCCACAATTGTGTGGCCATCTCGTGTAAATGGCAACTCAAATCCTTCTCTCCATAAAATCTATTTTTGGTAGAACATTCTGCTATAACTGATCCTTCGTCCACACCTGGTGTCACTTTGTGTATGACACATCCCACCTGACTGTATTCTTTGACATCATTCTCAAAAACACGCTTCTGTGGATCCTTTCCTTTGAGCTCCGGGTACTGTGTGATTAAACCTGGGTGCAAATTGTACATTGTATACTCTTTGCATATTTCTGGTGGAATCACTCTCATCCAACCGTGTAGTGTGACTATATCCGCATCTTGTAACACGTTTCTATAATCTTGTACTGTTGGTTTGTTTTGTGTGTATATACTGTCTCTTATACCTTCATGTATTTTGTCGCTACCAGGAACATTGTTCGTGACAATTATCTCTGGTACACGCTTTATTTTGTTGGATATATTAACAATCTCTGATCCTGTGTGACTGAATAGAGCCGCCCATTTTTTATTTTTTAGCATTATCTTCTTATGATTTTCTTGAATGTTTTAGTGTTGTATTGTAGCAGGTCCTTGTCAATTTTGTATGCTTTGTACTCAATCAAGTCTGCTAGCATTGTTGATGGCTTGTGATGTAACCCATGTATATCATTATATTTGAAATTCTTTATTGTGGCAACAACTGGATTGCTTGTATCCAGACTCTTTATGTTGTAAACATTATTATCAACATACCATCTAAACTCCCTTGCCAAGCTGCAACCTAACAAGTGATGAGGTTTGTCCCAACACCATATGCCTTCGTCAATCAGATGTCTTATGAACCGCTTTCTACCGGATGCGAATTTGCAGAGCTTGGATTCAGCCCAGTCATCCTCAATCAACCCTGTGGCCAGGTAATATGCATAGTCAAAACTGATAGCAATATAATCAGCCCGGTCTTTCATGAAGTTGTAACATCTGACCAACTCATTCCAATCCCTGCCTTGCACCACCCCTATCCTCATGGCATCAGTGCTATCGTTATAACTCAGCTCCCAATCTTTCCATTTCTGTATTGTGTCTGGACAGCTCTCAAGAACATCCGGCACTATATAGTAATTGGGTTGTAACTTGTCTATCCATTTACTATACTCCTTCCCATCAAAACTAGTGCCTAGTTCAAATATGCTGTTGTCCAATAAAACCGGACATTTATTTTCCTCCCTAGCATCCTTGAAAAATTTATAATATTCCGGATGCGATTCAAACAAATGTACTAAAGCATAAGCGTAATCATTGTATTCTAAAGATCTGTCTAAAATTGAGATCGGGCTCTCGTGTGAAACTTCTATAACCATATTACTATTATAGATACAAACGTTGCATATGTCAACAGTTTTGTCTATAATATAACAATAAATATGAGTATGATGGAATTACCGGATTTAACTGTAGGTGGAAGACGCGCGATGATGACAGCCAAGAGATTAGCTGCCGATTACAAACACGACTTCATAACAACAGAACACGTGTTGTTAGCGATATTGAATGCTGACAAAATGACACGCGGTCTCAAATCAATATCCAAGGAATACATTGACATAATAGAGTTCAAATCATTTGTTATATCAAGCTTAAAAAAATACAAAGGCCCGGACATCATAGACACCACACAGATAGAACCATCTGCACGCACGTTAACAATGCTTGCTTATGCTAGCAACATAGCATCAGAGATGGGATCAGAGTTAATTGATGTTGATCACATTTTGTTGAGCATACTTGTTGCGGATTCAGGGAGTGGTAACAATCTGTTCAGACTGAAAAATATCAATGTTGATGAGATATATGATGTTATATATTCCGCGATAGAACCCCGGCAGACTAGAAAGAGAAAAAATAAAAAGCAAAAAGCCAATTCTGGATACACTGCAAACGCCGATGATAATGATGTGGAGTTCAAGGAAAACGTTATTGAGAAATATGCTACCAATTTGACTGAGCTAGCTTTCAATGGTGAGATTGATCCAGTAATCGGCAGAGACCATGAAGCACGGGAGATGATACAGATACTGTCTAGAAGAACAAAAAACAATCCGGTGTTGATAGGAGACCCCGGGGTGGGGAAAACCGCTGTTGTTGAGCTGTTGGCTCATAGAATAATAAATGGTGATGTTCCTCAGAATTTAAGAAACAAACAAATTTACACCCTGGATTTGACACAACTTGTTGCTGGTACAATATACCGAGGACAATTTGAAGAGAGACTCAAAGAAGTTGTAACATACGCCACACAGAGACCAGATTTAATAATTTTTATAGATGAATTGCACATGTTAGTAGGTGCTGGTAGCAGCACTGGTAGTATGGATGCTAGTAACATCTTGAAACCTGCACTAGCGAGAGGTAAAATATCATGCATAGGAGCTACCACTACAAGTGAATACAAAGAGTTTATCGAGGGTGACGGAGCTCTAGAGCGACGGTTTCAAGAGATATATGTCGATGAGCCTGGACCTAAGGATGTGATAGATATATTGAGAGGCATTAAGGAGAAATACGAAAACTTTCATAATGTCAGATACAACAAGTCTGTTATAACTGAGATTGTGAGCTTGTGTGACAGATATATTGTAGATAAGAACTTTCCAGACAAGGCTATAGACATACTGGATGAGTCTGGTGCAGTGGCTAAAGTGTCGAGATATCAAGGAAACAACGAGATAAAACAACTGGTAGACGAGTTACAAAAAATAACCACTCTCAAAGAGAAAGCGGTAGAGAGAGAAAATTTTGACATAGGTCTGGGTTACAGGGAAACAGAGAATGAGCTTATAACCAAGCTGGAACAAGCTCTAGAAGAAAGAGAAGCTGTTGAGATCTCAACAAACGTCAAGCCAGCCAGAATAACTATAGAAAACATCAGAGAGTTAATTTCTAACAAATGTGGTGTGCCCGTGAGCAGCATGGAAGCGGATGAGATGAAGATATTAACCAATCTGGCCAAGAACATGAAGACCAGAGTGATTGGACAAAGTGGTGGTATTGACAAGATATGTGATGCTATAAAAAGATCAAGAGCCGGTGTGAGCAATCCTAACAAACCAATCTGCTCGTTGTTGTTTCTAGGACCCACAGGTGTGGGTAAAACCTATCTTGCTCATGAGCTAGGCAGAGAGATGTTTCATGATGGTAATTTCAAGCAATATGACATGTCTGAATTCAGTGAGAGACACAGCACCAGCAAGTTGATAGGTAGTCCTCCAGGCTATGTTGGTTATGGTGAGGGTGGCAGTCTGACAGAATACGTGAGACACAATCCATA